TTACTAACTATAGTATCTGAATCTGGATAGCCAACCATTGTCCAGCCTGTGATTTTTGCATCATGCAGCGCCCCGACCATTGCGGCGGTTTCTTCAATGCTGACACCGGCATTTTTTGCCACAGGTGCGGCATAGGTCAGCGCATCGCTCATGCCGTCAAAATCGGCGGCGGTTTTGTTCATCGTCATGGAGAGAACATCCCCGATATGAGCGACCTTATCGTTTGAAAGCTGAAAGGCGGATTTCATCCCCATCAACAGGGCGGCGTTTTCTTCCATCGTGCGACGGTTCGCCAGCGCCATATTCAGCGTGACCGGCGTTGCCGCCTGAATGGCATCAACATCCCCACCCGCTTTCGCGATGATTATCTGTGCACCGGCCGCATCATCCGCCGAGGCGGCGGTATTGTCGCCGAGCTGGCGCGCCTGTTTGCGTAGTGCGGTCATTTCGGCGGAGTCTTTTGCCACTCCGAGCACGGCCTGCAATTCTGAGTTTTTCTGCGCAAACTCATAACCGGGCATCAGCAACTTAACTCCGGCCATCGTTCCCGCCGCCGCAATCCCCACACCGGCAGCGCCCACTGAGGCCATATTTCCGGCCAGTTCCTTTCCGGCCTGATAACGCTGTTTTACTGCGTTAAGTTTTGCCTGTTGTGCACTGACACGCGCCAGTGCGTCACGCTGACGGTTAAGCTGTGCGGTGGTTTCACTGATACGGTTTTTCAGTCCCTGCTCATCATGTGCAAGATTGCGGGTATTAATTCCCACAGCGGCCAGTTCCCGCTGCTGGCGTTTAACGGAATCCGTCAGGCGGTTATATTTCGCCTGTAAGTCCTCCGCCGCACGCTTTGCGGATTCCAGCACTTTCGCCTGAGCACGTGTCGGACGTTCGGTATTTTTAAACTGTGTGGCAAGGGCTTCGGCCTCCTGCCGAGCCTTTTCAAGTGCATGACCAGTCACGGCGAGCTGTGCACTGGTCTTGCGGAATCCCTCAATACGGGATGCGTGACCGTTCAGCTCGCGCAGTGATTTTTGTGTTTCCCGGATATCCCCCGACAGCGACTTACTCGCTGTGCGGATGGATTTAAACGGGCGGGATGCCTGGTCAACAGCCCTGAGCAATACCTGTAATTTTACATTGTTACTCATTCGTGTTTCCGCTTCGCCGGAGCGCCTTTTCGCGCCATGTGATGAGTTCGGTCAGGCTCATGGGATACAGTTCTGATGGCGGCCAGTGAAATATCACTGCCACATCCGCCATCAGGTCATCGACCGAGAGATTTTTCGGAAACGTCACTGCACCGAGTTCGGCGACAAAAAACCGACCACCTTACCGGCCAGCGCCACAAGGTCAGGCAGTTCCAGCGCGGCGACTTCCTGCTCGGTCAGCATCGGTGCCGTCATGCGCGGCAGCACCTTAATCAGTGCATCGACTTCGGAGTTCGCGACCGCTGCCAGACTGACACCGCGCAGCGTCCCGGCATTGGGTTTCATCAGCGTGACCTGTTCGATAACCTGCTCACCACGTTTGACCGGATTGTCCAGGGTAATGACATTTTCTTTGTTCATGGTTTTCTCACTTCTGAATCGGGGTTAACCGGTCAGCCAGGCTGACCGGATGAAAATCACAGGCCGATATTGCGGCGGTGTTGCTCCAGCCGGTCGACGCCGTTCACCTTCTCAATCATGTTGATGGTGTCGATTTCGACCAGCTCCTTACCGTCCATCGTCAGCCGGAAATAGGTGCAGACCACGGAGATTTTCGACTCGGTGTCTTCTCCCTGTTTGCCCTCGCCGGTGTCGATTTCTTTCTGACGTCCACGCATGACCACCTCGACGGCCACCGTTTCGCCGGTATCGTCGCGCTGGTAAGAGCCTGCAAAACGAATCGGTACGGCATCCACACCGGTTGCGGCGTAAAGTTCCCAGATAACCGAATCCGGGAAGCCCCCGAGCGACCACTCCATTGACAGCGCATCGTCATCAAGGCCGAGGTCTACCGGTGCGCTGCCGTTCATCCCCGCACCGCGATAGTTTTCGAGCTTACGGGTCAGTTTTGGCAGCGTGACGGACTTTGCAACGCCCTGATAGCTGTAGCCGTTCAGAAAGACGTTCATTAACTTGAGTTTGCGCGGCATTGCCATCGGTCAGGCTCCTTAATTGCTGTTAACCGAGGTGACCAGATTTGCCAGGTATTTATCGGTAATACGCTGGCGCAGGGTCAGGTTTTCGAGAGGAGGCACCGGTGTATAGTCGTAGTCGATATACAATTTTCCGGCCTTGAGGGTTTCCGCATCGTTGGATTCTTCGCTGAACCAGCAGGTCGCATCCACGATATAGCCGTTTGTTTTCAGCTCACGGAATTTGGCATTGATGCCGTCAACGATGTCGCGAATCAGCGTTGCGGTGATGGGCTTGTCCACCGCCCACATGTGCGCCTCAGCCATCGTGTCGGCCAGCACCTGCGCGGTGCGGGTGTAGTTTTCAAAGAGGAACAGCGGGTCATCAGAGCAGGTACGGTTACCCCAGAAGCGGAAACCGTCACGGCGAATCAGCGTTGTGACACCTGACTCGTTCAGCAGGTCAGCATCGGTGCCGGACTCCTGCAAATCCCAGAATACAGATGCGCTGATGCCGGTAACACCGTTCACCCCGACATTGGACAGCGTTTTATGCCAGCCCTGCTCCTGGTCGATTTTAGCGCGCAGGCCCAGTGCACGGGCAGTGGCATACGCGGTGGCGGTGGTACTGGTGACCGTATCCCATGCGAGGAAATCCGGCCAGATGACCATCAGCTCACGCTGGCTGAAATTCTGGCGGTAAGCTTTCACCTCGGAAATGGTCTTACAGCCCCATGCGCTGATATACCCGAAAGCGCGCAGCTTCTGACAGACTGATGCCAGTGCAACAGCCACCTCTTTGGTATCCAGCCCCGGCACACCGAGAATACGCGGTTTAACACCGGTTACCGATTCCGCCGCCAGCAGGGCTTTCAGTCCGGTGTACTGACCGTTTTCGTCGGTGGTGCCGATAATATTGGAAACGGTCTGCGCAAGTTTCGTTTCTTCGTCGTCGCCGGTGCCGTCTTCCACACGCACGACAACGGTGACCGGTTTTGACTGGTCGGCGATGGCCTGCAACGATGCCGCCAGCGAGCCTTTTTTACCGGCCTTTGCAATTGCGCTCTGCACATTGGTAATCAGCACAGGTTTATTGAGGGGGAAGGTTTCCGCATCCGCATCGCTGGCCGTGCAGACCATGCCGACAATGGCAGTGGATACGGTGGAAATGACACGGGTGCCGTCGTTAATTTCCAGCACCTGCACGCCGTGATGATAGTCACTCATCCGTTTAACTCCGTGGTTAATGGGTGCAGCTATTTTCTGTTGTGCAGAGCATGAGACGCTATTTGACCTGACTGGTCAGTGGATGAAACAACAGATAAAGAAAAGGCGGGCAATTCGCCCGCCTGTCCTGATTTGTACTCACTCATTTTCCGACTGACAATTTACATAGCCCAAACGCTATCAATTCTGACAGTCTGCTTTGAGCGAGGAGCAAAGGTTAGACCAGACTTATCTTTAGGGATGTTTTCTACCCTCATGTTGACGTTATTTTTAAGCGATAAATCTATTGTTATGGAGCTGATTATATTTTCAGACACTAATTTGGATTACTTCATATTAATCTGGCCGATATATGAAAGGATCTATTACAGCCAGATTTAGGATAAGTTTATGCTCTTCCTATATAATTTTAAGTATCAGCTTTAGATTCTGCTGCACCCGTATTACCAACCTCGCTCTTTAAGCCTTTGCTGCACATGTGATGCTGTCATTTTTAGAATATCAGGTAGAATAATTTCATTACCTTGAGAAGGTTGAAACAAGGCATTACGATTGGCAAAGAGGTCATGAAACCTAGTGTCTGATGTAATCATGACGGGAAGATTGTTATATCCCCGGTCGTTGAACTGATCTGCAGTCAAATCAACAATCATTCCATCCACGACAAGCCAAGCATGTGAATTACCGTTTGAAAGACCGCTGGCGGGGGACTTATGATCAGATTCATAGTAACATCCTGCGAGTACTTCAGAGACTATCCCGAATTGCTGATAAAGTAAATAAGCAAGCAGTTTCGATGTATCTCCGCAGCATCCCACTGGAAAGTTCGAATTTCCAAAAGATGACAGCCGTGAATGATCTTTTTTGGTCATCTTCTCAAGTGCTTCGCGCACATCAACACAAAAATTTTTTAACTCATCTTGATTCATCTAGTTACCTTTTATTGTCTACACAACCATAGAATTAAATTTAATTGGCTCGTAATGCACTATCATTTAACTACTAAATAGAAAAGTCAAATAGGATTAAAACGTAGCGCAAATTCTCCATATTTTTTTTCAGCCCGATGAAACTTCACATGGCTTAGACCATTTTCACTACATATATTTTTGATTTTTGCAATATCCTGTTCCAGCGTTTTCAAACCAAAAAAAACATCAGTTATTGCCTCTGGCTTAATCTTATAGGCTCCAATATTACTTTTATAAACTCTAATCTCCTCTTCATAATTCCAATCCATTGATTTCGTAGAGAGTGTGTCGAGTATTGATTTTTTAGAGTCTCTAAGATAATTTAATGGAATATATTGCTTCATATACTATGTTTTGGGGGGTTATAAAGAACTCTGGATCCTTAGCAATATTGAGTTTTATAGCAACTCCGGTATGGTTCTCCGCATAATGAGACCATAAAAGAATATTTTCATTAGTTTTAGATAGCGATAAAATGCCATGGGCATTGACGGCTTTTGTTTTTATATTTTTAACTAGATCATTAAATGCTTGGCTGTTTTCTTTATACACATCTATTAAGTTCTGCTTTGCCTTCTTGGTTAATCCATTCTGATATAAATATAACCAACAATTAAAGTCTGATAAAGAGTATTCTTTTTCCTCATCCAGCATACAATCAAATGGATCATTAAAATTTTCCGCTGATGAAAAGTAAAATTCTTTTTTTGAAGAATATCACTGGCTTTATCTATAGTTCTGAACTTGTAAACTGATTCTGGGTAGGTGCCTTCATTTATTCCTTTAAGAATTAAATCTTTTTTATCCAACCATCTTATTCCTGACATTTGATTCCTCCTTATTATCAATAACTTTCATTGGTCTTTTCGCACCACAATTTTAGACTAAACACAATGCAAATCAACATGATTGTAGTGTCGGTGATTATCTTACTGGTCACCAGATACTATACCGCTAAGATCAGATTAAAGGGAATGATTCTTTATTATGTAGCAAACTTTAGAGGCCGGGAGTAATCGTGGGTAGCTCTGTTACACTGTTATAATGGGTTAGCATAGCCCATGTGATCAACGCCCGCTTTTGGCACAGAGCGGACTGTCAGATTAGGCTTTACTCTGTGCCATAGATATGTAAGCTCACACCAGAGTTCATACAACTTATTGCGGCATTTCCGGCCATTCAGGATTTGCAGGATCCACACGACTGACCAGAACGCTGTAGCGTTCCCAAGCCTCCAGCCGTGTGCGCTCCTCCTCTGTTGCCATGTTCAGTCTGACCGCGCGCTCCAGCGGCAAAATCACGGATTCAGCATCTGCAAGAAGTCTGGCTTTCCGAATTTCTGCCTGCTGCTGTAATTCCTCTGCCGTATAAATGCGTTTAATCACTTTGCCGTCCTTAAACATCCAGCCCCCTGAAATATCCGCACGTCGGTTAGCAGTAATATCCGCCACTTCAACCACACTTAATCCATCCGGTCTGATAGCTGTCACATCCTTTTCCACATAGCGGATGATATTATCTTTGTCGTACGCTATTTTTATCGTGTCATCAGCAAAATACTTTTGTTCTTCGTACCAGTTCTTACCATCTTCTGTAAAAAACCAGACAACATCAAAGCCCTTTGTCAATTGATATTGTTCAACCGTTTTTGGATTACCCGCCGTAATATTTTTTAAATGCTGCATAAATTATACCTGCGCCACGTTATACCATGTCCCGTTAATGTATTTCTGCACCGGTCTGTAATATACGCCACCAATGTTATCGGCAGAGTTTGAGCCGGTATCCTGAATAATAATGCCGGAATATACACACCCGGACGGTGCCTGATGTGTCCATGTCATGCCATTGTTCGCAGGTTTGTATGTGGCAGCACCACCAAGCCGGATATCCCGGACATAGCGGGAATCAAAGTTACCGTAATCTGTGGGATTAACACGACCCGTAATATTTATGGTTTTATTACTTTGAATGCTACCGGAGACAAAGCGCATAACATGAACGTTATTAGCATAAACATCCAGATTACCGTCACCATTTTGTTTAAAGCCCGTGTCATTATCACCCAAAACAATTGAGTTACCGCCAAGAACACTGGATGTTCCGATGCCCAGTGCACCATTCAATTGACCTCCAGATAATGACAACGCCCCAACATCAGCAGCAGTCGGTTTAATGTGCGAACTGTAAATTACATATACAGTTCCATCTGTAAGACCTGTTGGTTTATTCGCTGTATAAGATGGCGATGTATGAATCGTTACGCTGGCGTTACTGGTATAATCCCACTGAATATTAACACCTGTGGCGTAATTACCTATTTCAACATAAACATCATAGGTATCACCGGATGTATTCACCCATGCAAAATTAGTAAATCCAACCGATGTCCGTCGCCATAACGCACCAGTAAGACCTTTTGGATTTCCATTTCCCGCACGAAGAACAAGTTCAGATATACCAGCCTGCATAGGGGAGTTAACATTATATCCAGCACCACCAATCAGACTTATGTAAACCACGGAACTGGCCTGTGGCATGGTTACAGTTGCCAGCCTGAACCATCCTGTACCACCACTAAAAGACATGGTTGTTGAATTTGTTGCACCAATATTGCGCAGGAATAATCTTTTATCAGGAATATCCGCACCGTTCTGATCTTTCTGAAGACGTTTTTCAGCATTGTCATAGGCAGACTTCACCGCTTTTGGTGTTGCTGCCAGCGTTTCCGAATCACTGTTGGTGGCGCTACTGAGCTGAACAAGGCCTTTTCGCGCTGTGGTGGCGTCCTGTGCGGTATATTTCCCGTTAGCAAGGTCATATGCTGCTTTTACCGCTTTTGGTGTTGCGGCGAGCGTTTCAGACGTGCTGTTGGTGGCACTACTGAGCTGGACAAGACCTTTTCGCGCTGTGGTGGCGTCCTGTGCAGTGTATTTCCCGTTAGCAAGGTCATAGGCGGCCTTTACCGCTTTCGGCGTTGCAGCCAGTGTTTCAGAAGTGCTGTTGGTCGCACTGCTTAACTGAGTAAAACCTTTTGCGGTCAGCGAGGCGTCAGGGTGACGTCGTGACTGTTCATGTTCTGCAATTTTGTCATCAACGTAATCCTGCGTTGCCATCACCGTTGTGGTGTCAATAGTCAGCTCCACTGAGGCCACACTGCTGACGATGATGACCATGCGGCAGGTCTGCGAACGCCCTGAGCCTTCGGCAAGGGCAGGTTTATAACTTTCGGCCATGTTCGCCACGGCAATTAACGTTCCCGCATCATCGTACAGGCCAAGCTCTCGCATCCAGAAACCGCCCACCTCCGGCGGAATAACCAGCTCTGCGATAATATAATTACTGTTTCGTTTGTCCTGGCTGATTTTGTTCAGCGCATGTCGCCAGACTTCATGGATAAGTCCGGTCTGTCCGGCATCCGGGACAGGCAATTTACCACCGCCATCCCCGACGGCCATCGTGGTAATGTTGACCTTCCGCCCTCCCGGTGCGGTTGCCGCTGCCAGCTTTGCTGCACCGGCAGTGGTGATAACGGTTCTGAATTTTGTGCTCATTATTCCTCACTTATCCGGGGTAAACCGTAATTACATCGCCGTCGTAAGCCACACCACCGGCGAACAGGTAGCCGGGAATGTCCTGGGTAATGTTCAGGCCAATAAGGTGACGGCTTGCAGGTTTGGCATCAGCAATCAGCCGTTCCATTTCCTGATACATTGCCTCTGTGATGCCACTTTCCAGTACACCAATATCAAGCCGGAAGGTGCCGGGCGGGTCACTATTTTCCCACCACTCCGTCACGTTGATGAGATAGCCGAGCGGCTCCACCACACGCCGGATTGCACCTATAGTGCCTTTATGACAGTGGATGAAATACGCATCGCGGATAACGGCGCGTTTTGTCGCTTCCGGCCACTTCTCATCCCACCTGTCGACCGAAAACGCCCACGCCAGCCACGGCAGCAGATTTGCCGGACAGGTATCCTGGTTCCACAGCTCACGAATACTGACCGGCGTTTTTTCAATTTCCGCACAGGCTTTTGCGGCGGCAACTTCAAGCGGTGATGAGCCGGTCGGCAGCAGTCGCGAATCACTCATCCGAGCCTCCGGTCACGACGCTGTATTCGGTACAGAAAGACGCCTGCGTATTGTTGAGCACGATGTCGGCCAGTGGTGCAGCCAGTTCGACACGCTGCACGCCTTCAACATGCAAAGCGGCATAAATGGCAGACAGACGGATGTCGCGCCCCAGCCGGTGCTGTGCCGTGATGTATGCTTCCAGTTTTTTCACGGCGGCAGCGCGGATGGGTTCGCTTTCGGGGCCAGGGTAAAGGTAAAGCGTGGCGTTTATCTGGTATTCAACGATGGCGGCAGACTGCACGGTCACGCGGTCGGCCACCGGCCTGACGTCCTCGCCATTAAGGGCGTTACGCACCACGGCCAGCAGGTCTTCGGATGCAACACCGTTATTTTCACGTGACAGCACAGAGATGGTGACGCAGGCAGGAGACGGACTGGTGACAGAAATATCGGCGACACGCCCGTCGGCACTGCGACCATGATACTGATAAGCTCCCACTGACCCGGCGACGCTTAAGCCCTCAAAAGCCTGCTGAATACGCAGACGATAATCGGTGTCAGACTCCATCACTGCCGGTGTCGGCGGGAGGGTCGAATCATCTGCCGGAGTGATAGTCAGGCGCGTGGTGTTGTAATTGGCACCAATCACATCAAGGTCATTACCGGCGGCACAGGCCAGCATTACCGCCCGTGCGGCCTCATTCACACGCTGACGCCAGATAAGCTCACGATAAGCATTTTCCTCCAGCAGTTTGACGAGAGGCTCAGATTCCAGCGTCAGGGTACGGGCGACCGCCTCCTGCTGGTCTTCCGGGTAAAGGGAAATCAGTGTCGCCTTGCGTTCGGCAAGAATGGTTTCAAAGTCCAGCTCCTCGACCACATCCGGTGCGGGTAGCTGGTTCAGGTCGATAATCGGCATGGTTTCAACTCACAGGGATGGTTAACGAAAGTGGCTGGCCGGTGTCGTTGTGCTGGCCGGTCAAAGTGACAGTCATTCGCCCGTCAAAACTGCGCTCAGTGGTGACGGATGACAGGGTGACGCGGGGTTCCCATTTCAGCACAGCCATGTAACAGGCGACCTTAATCTGCAACTCAAGCGCCGGGGTCTGCGGCTGGTCAATCATTGACGCCAGCAACGAGCCGTAATCACGACGCATCACCCGTGAGCCGACCGGCGTGCGCAGGATATCGCCGATACTCTGGCTGATATGCTCAAGGTCAGTGACAGTCAGGCCATCACTGCGATTCATTCCGAGATAACGCGCAGTCATAGAGGTCCCCCTGTTGTGCCGCCGCTGTCGCCGGGGTGTTTATGGGTATGCAGTACCTTACCGTTTGATGAGAGTTCACCGCCGGTATGCGCGATGTTGCCGCGCATCGTCCCGCCCTTCTGCACTTCCAGCGTGCCGGTAGTCAGTTTGTTGGTGCAGACCACTTCCGGTGTGTCCAGGGTGACGCAGGTTGATGCTTTCACCGTGACCACCGGCACCGTGGCAGTAACAGAATCAGAAGCCATCACGCTGGCCGTTTTAATTCCGCTTACCGTGAGTGCACTGGTTTCAGGTTCATATTCAATCACCGCCCCGTCAGGGAAACGGATATGCAGGGCATCCGCCGACGCAGACGGCGCGGGGTTATCGCCGGAATAAATCCCCGGCAGAACGAACGCCGTGTCGAGTTCACCGCCCACGGCCAGAATCAGCACCTGTTCCCCCACGGAAGGTGCCCACCATGTGCGCGAACGCCCGGCGCGATGGGTCAGCCACTTAAGCCAGTCAGTGCACATGCCACCAGTCTGCACACGGCAGCGACCGGCGTTAAGGTCGGTTTCAACGATAATGCCGGTGCGGATCATGTTGCGCAGTGCGCGCGCGAGTTCCTGAATATTTGCGAGAGTGTTCATAACGGGAAGGATGCCGCCGGGTCATACCGGCGGCAATGTGACGATGAGGTGTCGGGAATGGCACAACTAACGGTCGAGGTGAGCCAGAATAATCTCTTCAATCATCTGCACATCCTCACCGGTAAAGCCGAGCAGAGGACGCGCCGGATAATCAATTTTCTTACCGTCTTTCCGGTTTTCTTCCGACAGACCGAACTGATGCACGCTGGCGATTTTCGGTGACTTCCCGCCGTAAAATTCCATTGATGCCTGTTCCGGGCTGGCGCGGATATGCAAAAAACGACTGGTGATAAGTTTCGCAAACATTTTTCGCTTAACACGACCAGTCTTTTTTCTGGCGCTCTGCTGCTGGCGTGGCGCGTAGGGTGTGCCGTCCGGGGCTTTCTGTGCCATCACCCGACGCTGCTGACTCTGTCGCAGACGTTTTGCCAGTTCGGCACTCAGTCGCCGACGCCCTGACGGTGACAGCGACTCAATAAGTCCGGTCAGCCGGTCTTCAAAACGCTTAAACTCATTCATCCCACTTGCTCACCAGTTCGCCATTGATATAAAGCTCCATCGGGCGGGTGACCGGCTCCGGCGGCGGAGGTTCCGGGATATTCTTCACATGCAGTGCGCCGTCAACCTCACTGACCAGCGTGCGCTCGGTCAGCATCAGGCTGATGCTGATATCAAAGCTGCTGTCATTGTTGATGTCTGCATAAAACGTGAAGCCCTTTTTCTGGCCTTCGTCGGTGGTCATGATGTCGGGCTGATTTTCCCGCAGCCACGCCAGCACCGGCACGATGAGCAGGTCAAAATCACCGGTAAAATCGGTCACAATGACATTGAGCGTGTAACGCTTTTCGAATGACAGCGACGTCGCCAGTGTGGAGGCAATACTCCCGTTATCCACGAATATCCGCAGCATCTCGGGGCTGGTTTTCAGCACCGTGACGGCATCAGTCAGTGCCCTGCGCAGGCTGTCGGGTTTGAGCATCGTTTTCGTCCTGACAGTGTTTAATCATTTTTACCTGGCTGGCACAGCGTGCCAGCGCGTTCTCAAGCTGCCGGATATCGGCACTTAAATCGCCGTTCGTCTGCGGGTCACTGCCCGGCATCGGGCAAAGGCTCACTTTCGGGCAGGCGTTGTGGACAATCACTGGCGTCGGTGCAGGCGGGGCGCTGGTGCAACCGGCGCACAGCATCAGGCAGGTCAGCGCCATACCAGCGGCGAAAATCTTCGTTTTCATTCAGTAACCTCGTGATGGCTTTCTCGCGCTGTGCTTCACGCTTCGCGGCGTTTTCCAGTTCCTGACGCAGTGCCACCTGCGCCAGCTCGTTTTTGTCTGCCCTGGTGAGGGCAACATGAAGCTGATTTTTCAGCATGGTGATGGTCGTCTGCTGCCCGTTGGCGACGTTGCTCGCCCTGTCCAGTGAGGTGCGCAGGCTGGCGTTTTCATGCTTCGCCAGAAACAGCGCCGCTACCGCCAGCGATAACAGCACAACCATCACAATCATCAGCTTTGACATAGTTCCCGCCCCTCAAGACGCTGACGACAGGCTTTACGTATCAGCCGGAAAAACAGCGACGCCACGAGATAAATCAGTGCAGTAAAAATCCACCCGGCGGCAACCAGCGAGATAAACGTCGCCACCATCACCACCAGAGCCACCGCCCGTCTGCGCCACGGCACCGGCTGCAAAAACAGCGGCGTGACAATCTTCACGGCCAGCGATTCCGGCGGCAGCTCCCGCCCGTAGCGTTCCAGCACATACTCAGTGGCATACACGCCGACACCACCGGCAACCACACAGATAACCGTCGCCAGAATCGCCCAGGTGGCGACAAAACTGACGGCCACGCTCTGCGGGTAAATCAGGGACAGTGCCAGCATCAGCGCCAGCGACACGTTCAGCATCAGTGAAAGGGATAATTTCTTCATGGTGTTTACTCCGTTTAAGCCGGTACGCCGCCAGCGGTACGCCAGACGGTGACCAGTTTTTCCAGTGAATGCTCACGCTGACCGTAACCGGCACCCGGCAGGGACGCCCAGATATTGCGACAGCGTGAAATGGCGCGCTCAATGCGTCCCGCCCGGATGTCATCCAGCGCACCGCGTTCGCGGATCAACTGAATGGCGAGTCTGTCCTGTGACAACGGACTGAAATCCGGCAGGGCAAGCTGTTTGCGGTAATGCGGCCAGAACAGGTAAAGCTGCTGATAGCGACCGGAGGCCGTGGATTTTTCACCGCGACGGTTAAACACCTTCGCCGGTCGGCCATGCGCGAACGGGTGGTCACTGTAGTCGGTGAAGATTTCCGGCTTCCCGTCCAGTCCGGTGACTATCACGTCATAGCCACAGTTTTTCGTCAGCGGATGATTCGCCGTCCCTTCGGACACGGCCAGCATGTCGAGAAAGGCGGCGATATTCTGATGCGTGTTAATTACCGGCATTACGGTTTCCCCCTGCCCTTAAAACGGCGCTGAATGGCAATCTCAATCACCTGATAACCGGCGATACCCAGCATGGAGCCGATGCCGCACACCGCAGGCAGTGACAGGTCAGGAAACTGCACCAGAACAACACCGGCAACCATCGAGACAAAACCACCGAGCAACATGCGCCCGATAAACAGACGCGGGGTGATGGGTTCACCACCGGCAAGCACCTTGCCGACAACAATCAGCACCCCAATCATGAAAAGCGACAGGACGCTTTTTTCTTCTGCTGTCATGCGTTACTCCCACAGATTGACAGTTTCAGCCACGGGCGCGGTCTGAACGTCGGGCAGTTCGACGGCGGTGCCGTGTGGCAGCACCGCACCCAGTTCAGCCAGTCCCGGATTTGCGACGAGCACGGTCTCAACCACGCCCTCAGTGCGCCCGTAATACCGGACACAAATGGCGTCGAGCGTGTCGCCCTGTAGCGCAAAGGTCTTCATCAGATTTGACTCACGATGCAGCGCGGCTTGTCCTGGATACGCGCCACCGCCCAGCGCATATCCCGCCACAGTTCATCAATGGTGCTGTCAATGCTGTCAGCCTTCTTGTCACCTTTCGCACTGGCATCCACGCCGCGATAACGCTCATAAAGCGACGCGGTCGCCATCGCACACACGGCGCGCTCGTAGTAAAAAACTTTGATGCTTTCACCGTCGATGTCGTCCGCCGGGACGTCCGCCAGACGCGTAAAACCGGCGGCAATTTTCTGTTCGCGGTACTCGTACAGCTCCGCATTCGTCTCCGCCATGCCTGACTTGATGGCCTCACGCAGACGGGCGGGGGCGACGGTCTGCTCAAGGCGCATACGTTCCCGGACGCGCTTCGGGTCGATATCGGGAAAAAAGAACGTGTTTTTAATCACCGGCTCGTCGCCTGCCGGTTGCGGGATAACCACCGTACCCTCACCGGACACGGGAGCCTCCTTTCGCGGAATAATCAGCGTCATCATGACTACCTCTGAAAAGTCGGGCGGTGGACGCCGGTGCAATGTCAGGTAATTCACCCTCACTGACCGGCGTGCCGCCCTGGCGCGGGGCGCATTCGGTTGTTAACTGGCTTTCTTTTTCGGGCGTCCACGTTTTGCCGGTGTCACGCTCCGGGTCTTACGCGGGGTACGGGTGGCCGCTTTTGGCTGCGGCTCCGGCTTCGGTTTCAGCTCCCGCTCCAGTCGTTCAATCTCTTTTTTGACGCCTGCCTGACAGTCGAGCTGTGTCGCACGTTGCAGGTGAGCCAGCGCACCGGCGGCATCACCAGCGTCACGCAGAAACAGACCGGTGATTTTGTGCAGCTTTGCGCGCACTTCATCAGGCATGTCAGCCGTGGCAGTCAGTTCAAGGGTGTCCGTCAGCAGGCGGGTATCCACAGACTCACCGGCAGCGTGAGCACGCATGGCCGCGAGCGCCACCTCCTCGGTGAACATGTACGGCGGGGGGCGGCGGTGTTTACCCGGCATGGTCAGACCGTACTTCAGGGCATAACGGGCAATCTCCAGCGCACCGGCAATATCGCCGGTATCCAGACGCCACAGCATGACCGTCATCAGAATGTCATCCTGTGCACCTTTGCCCTGCTCCAGCACGCCATTCACCCACGGCAACCAGAACGGCAGCAGTTCGCGTTTTTTCGCGGCCTTCAGCTCTTTTGAATAAATCGCTTTCAGTGTGCGCTGGTCTGCGGCCAGCTTGACCAGCATCTGCTCATAGACAGTTGCATGTCGCAGCGGGGCGGCTTCCCGCTGCGCGGTCATCGCTGCCGAGACCCGCATCATGTGGCGCTGTGCGGGACTCGTCATCGGTTACGCTCCCGGCTCTGCGGTCGCTTTAGCCGGTGTGGAGAAATCACCGACCTTAATTTTTTCCACCAGACAACCGGCGGCGTAGTCCTCCACCACGTAATCAATGTTCATTGACTCGTAGTTCTCCACGCGGTCAAGTTTCGGGTTTTCCTCAATCACGCGGCGATGGCTGTCATCCATGTAGTAGATGGACAGGTTTTCCAGCTTCGTGATGAGCATCGCATCCGCCGGGAAGTACGGGACGCGTACCGCTGGCAGGTTGCCGATGCGTTTCTGGCTGATGATGACGTCAGCGGCCAGCATTTCGCTGTTGTCCTGCTCCTTGTTGACGATGGGAAAATACTTGTCCGCCAGTAGCTGACGTCCCACAATCACCACAAGGTCAGGGTCTTCCTGATACCACGGCTCAATCAGGTTGTTGGTCGCATCCATCACCAGTGCGTCAAGGCTGGCATAATCACCGCCCTTACCCACGCGGATGACCTCAGAGGTGGTGTGCCCTTCCTCGTCAGTGACCTTGCTCATCACGCGCGCCGGGGCTTCATTGCGGTATTTCTGCAGCCAGCCGACCGCCACATCCTGCAGCATCGGATTGCTGCTGCGGTCAGAGGTTTCGGCACGCTTCACGCCGTTAAAACCGGCCATGATGAAATCAAGGGACTGGCGTTTGATAATGGCGTTACGGATACGGAGCTGGAAATCCTGATAACGCGCCCACAGGTCCAGCGTTTTGTAGCGGATATAAAAATCGAAGTTAATCTGGTCGCATTCGTACTTGTTTGACGCCAGCTTCGAGAAGTCCTTCGGCTGACGCTCGGTGCCACCGGCGGTGTCGGTGGTGCTGGCGATGGAGCCGGTGACACCAATACCAATTTTTTCCCCTTTCATTTCGCTGACCGGCACAATGTTGATGCGGGTCAGAAAGTCAGAGGACTCCTGCATGGTGTTCATCAGGGTCTGGGTGACCGACGGTTCAACGGTGAATTTTTTCGACACATCACCGGCGTCGATGCCGTTCAGTTCGGCAACACGGGACAGGTAGGCATTAAATTTAAAGCGGGTTTCCTGGCGCATAGTTTTTCCTGAAATTAAGGGTTAATCGTGAAGGTTTTCCCGGACTGACTGACGCCGGTCAGCAGTTCGTCATCAGGGCGTCACCGCCACCGCCGGTGGCTTTGCTGCGGCGCTGCTGGGTCAGACTTTCGGTGTGGTCGAGACTGTTTTTCAGGCGGGTGAATGCCTGACTGGTTTCATCCGCCCTGTCAGTCACATCCTGCTTAAGTGCGGAAAAGGCGGTTTCCATCTCAGCAAGGCGCTGCTCAGTGGCGCTCAGTTTTTCCTGCACATGCTCAGCGACAGCGGTCACCGCTTCATGCACGTCATTCAGACGGGCGTCATCGCTGGCCTGTTTGCGGCCAAAAATGGATTTCACCTTTTCGGTCAGGGCGGTGAACACGGTTTCAGGCAGGTCTTCAAATTCCAGCTCAACGGGCGTTGCCACTGAAATCAGGTTTTCAGGGCTTAATTTGAAGCGGTTCAGGGGGTTGTGTTTTGCCGTGCGGCAGAATTCCAGGTATTCCGTGCCGAGGCTTGCCGGGTCATCGGTGACGGCCAGCCCCACCAGATAACATTTGCCGGTGTTGGCAAAGTTCGGCTGAATTTCCATTGAGGTATAGACCTTCTGCGCGGCCTTGTTCATCGCGATAAGGTCATCGGTCGGGGTGATTTTCGCAAACAGCGCCCATTTGCCTTTCAGCGCCGAATCATCGTCAATCTTTTCGGCCTTCAGTTCGACCACATCGCCATAACGCTTAAAAATACCGTCAGGCAGGATGCCGCGCAGATGTTCCAGGTTAATGCGGCAACCATAGACTCGCGGGTCAAAGGTTTCGGCCATTTCCTGAATATCCTGCGCACTGATGACACGCCCGTCACAGGTGTCACCCTCAACGCCGATACGAAAGAATTTTGAGACTTTTTTTGCCATTGTCAGGAGTCCTGAATAGTGATTAGAGGAGTCACATGTCGGCATCAGTTTCCCGACGATACGCATCCTCCGCCATCAGTCCCGGATGGCTTATCACTGACACAACAGCACCTTAGCGAATCGCGGGGCGCGACTCAGTAGCCTTGCCGTGTATTCATCACGGCGAGGTATTCATGACCATCACCACAGACACCACTCTTTTACACGACCCGCGTCGTCAGGCGGCGCTGCTGTACTGGCAGGGGGTTTCCGTGCCGCAGATTGCCGCCATGTTGCAGATGAAACGCCCGACGGTGCAGAGCTGGAAACAGCGCGACGGCTGGGACAGCGTTGCCCCCATCAGCCGTGTCGAAATGAGTCTGGAAGCGCGGCTGACCCAGCTCATCATCAAACCGCAGAAAACCGGCGGTGACTTCAAGGAAATTGACCTGCTGGGACGCCAGATTGAACGACTGGCACGGGTCAACCGCTACAGCCAGACCGGCAACGAGGCAGACCTTAATCCGAACGTCGCTAACCGCAACAAAGGCGGGCGGCGCAAACCGAAAAAGAATTTTTTCAGTGACGAGGCCATCGAAAAGCTGGAGCAGATTTTCTTTGAGCAGTCTTTCGATTATCAGTTGCACTGGTATCGCGCCGGGCTTGAGCACCGCATCCGCGATATCCTGAAATCCCGCCAGATTGGCGCGACGTTTTATTTTTCCCGCGAGGCGCTGCTGCGCGCCCTGAAAACCGGTCATAACCAGATTTTTCTGTCGGCCAGTAAAACGCAGGCGTATGTGTTCCGCGAATACATCATCGCCTTTGCCCGGCTGGTTGACGTTGACCTGACCGGTGACCCGATTGTCCTGGGCAATAGCGGCGCAAAACTGATTTTTCTCGGCACCAACTCCAACACCGCGCAGAGCCATAACGGCGACCTGTACGTCGACGAGATTTTCTGGATCCCGAATTTTCAGGTGCTGCGTAAGGTGGCATCAGGTATGGCCTCACAGAGTCACCTGCGATCGACCTATTTCTCCACCCCGTCCACGCTGGCGCACGACGCCTACCCGTTCTGGTCGGGTGAACTGTTCAACCGGGGACGCGCCAGCGCCGCCGAACGCGTGGAAATCGACGTCAGTCATAACGCCCTTGCCGGTGGGCTTCTCTGTGCGGACGGCCAGTGGCGGCAGATTGTCACCATTGAGGACGCCCTGAAAGGCGGCTGCACATTGTTCGACATTGAGCAGCTTAAACGCGAAAACAGCGCCGACGATTTTAAAAACCTGTTCATGTGTGAATTTGTTGACGACAAGGCGTCGGTGTTCCCGTTCGAGGAGCTGCAACGCTGCATGGTCGACACGCTGGAAGAATGGGAAGACTATGCGCCGTTTGCCGCAAATCCGTTCGGCTCCCGCCCGGTATGGATTGGTTACGACCCGTCACACCGTGGCGACAGCGCCGGATGCGTGGTACTGGCACCGCCGGTGGTGGCCGGTGGCAAATTCAGAATACTTGAGCGTCACCAGTGGAAAGGCATGGACTTTGCCACCCAGGCTGAATCCATCCGCAAACTCACCGGAAAATACAACGTCGAATACATCGGAATTGATGCCACCGGCCTCGGTGTCGGCGTGTTCCAGCTCGTGCGCTCGTTCTATCCCGCCGCGCGTGATATCCGCTACACGCCGGAAATGAAAACCGCAATGGTGCTCAAGGCAAAAGACGTTATCCGCCGTGGCTGTCTGGAATACGACGTCAGCGCCACCGACATCACCAGCTCGTTTATGGCTATCCGCAAGACCATGACCAGCAGCGGACGCAGCGCCACCTATGAGGCCAGCCGCAGCGAGGAAGCCAGCCACGCCGACCTCGCCTGGGCGACCATGCACGCCCTGTTAAATGAGCCACTCACCGCCGGTATCAGCACCCCGCTGACATCCACCATTCTGGAGTTTTACTGATGAGCAAGAAAAAAGGGAAAACACCGCAACCTGCGGCAAAAACAATGACCGCCAGCGCCCCGAAAATGGAGGCATTCACCTTTGGTGAGCCGGTGCCGGTACTCGACCGCCGTGACATTCTGGATTACGTCGAGTGTATCAGTAACGGCAGATGGTATGAGCCACCGGTCAGCTTTACCGGTCTGGCAAAAAGCCTGCGTGCTGCCGTGCATCACAGCTCACCGATTTACGTCAAACGCAATATTCTGGCTTCAACGTTTATCCCGCACCCGTGGCTTTCGCAACAGGATTTCAGCCGCTTTGTGCTGGATTTTCTGGTGTTCGGTAATGCGTTTCTGGAAAAGCGATACAGCACCACCGGTAAGGTCATCAGACTGGAAACCTCACCGGCAAAATATACCCGCCGTGGTGTGGAAGAGGATGTTTACTGGTGGGTGCCGTCCTTCAACGAGCCGACAGCCTTCACGCCCGGCTCCGTGTTTCACCTGCTGGAGCCGGATATTAATCAGGAGCTGTACGGCCTGCCGGAATATCTCAGCGCCCTTAATTCTGCCTGGCTGAATGAGTCGGCCACGCTGTTTCGCCGCAAGTATTACGAAAACGGCGCACATGCCGGATACATCATGTACGTCACCGATGCCGTGCAGGATCGCAACGATATCGAAATGCTTCGCGAAAACATGGTTAAGTCGAAAGGCCGCAATAACTTTAAAAACCTGTTTCTCTATGCCCCGCAGGGGAAAGCCGACGGCATTAAAATTATCCCCCTCAGTGAAGTGGCGACGAAGGACGATTTTTTTAATATCAAAAAAGCCAGCGCCGCTGACCTGCTGGACGCGCACCGCATCCCCTTTCAGTTGATGGGCGGCAAGCCGGAGAACGTCGGGTCGTTGGGTGATATTGAGAAAGTGGCAAAGGTCTTTGTCCGCAATGAGCTTATCCCGCTACAGGACAGGATTCGGGAAATAAACGGCTGGCTCGGTCAGGAGGTCATCCGCTTTAAAAACTACTCACTGGACACAGACAACGGCTGAACATCGCCGCCTGCGGGCGGCTTTTTTACACCCCGTCATCACGCCCTCACACGTTCGCCACTGTACAAAACACCCCCGCAGACACACCAACGCCCCGGCAGGCCGACTAAACGTCATCACGACGCGCTCAGACGCTGAAAAAATAAAATCAGCACCACCGCCAGCGCGCAGTGCTTTCCCCGCCTCGCCCGCCCGCTTCATGGGTCGGTTTGAATGCAGTTGAATTACAACTACCAAACCAAGCAATCCCTACTATTACGCAGAAAATGCATACTGAAATACCTCGTGCAAATTGATGCAGCTAAGTATGCATAGGTTTTATGCCTCAACGTATACGTTATCAAACAGAGCCCTGTTCAAATACAGTATCAAAATATGGTAGGAGAGGATAAGCACACAGAAAGAAAATCAGGATGCATGCATATGTCGTTGTTTCATCGTAACAAGCATTAGTATATAAATTACCATGTGCTAATTTATGTCTTAAGGTTGCCCCACTCTTTCTATTAAAAAGAACATCGATAGTTAAAACAAGATTCTTAGAAAAGATACTTTCCAAATCATCTCTGCATTTATCTAGAAGCTGAGAAATACTTGTTGACTCCTCTAATCCCTTATCCAAATATCTAGTAGCATCCTTTCCACTAAGCTCATAATAATAACGAACCATACCTTCCATTTGTGGTATTAAAAGATAAGCTGCACTGATGTAATCTCCCTGCCATAATTTGTAAAAGCCCAAATTAAAAATCTCCCTAAACTCCGGCTTGACAATTGGACTAGTTGTAACTAATTTAACGAATGTTGACAACGTCAAGCCATGTTCTTGAGAAAGTACATAGCGAGCAGGTTCAAAGACACCGTTTACAAAAATCTTATGAGTAATCTCGAAATTTCTTAGATATTGATCAATAACAACATCATCACTCATATCTTTTTTATTATCCAACGGCGGGATTGTATATACCTTACGCCCACTCTCATCATTAATTTCTGTTCCAACAAAACTAGAGAATAAACTTTTTTCTGATAATCTTAAAACTTGCTCCCTCATGCTTTCAATATTTTCAATCGGTGTTTCACGCATTAAAACTTTGAATATATCGGGCAAAGAACGCCCCGTCAGTTTTTTTTCACTTTCAGCAACCAAGTCACTAATATCAATAGAATGGCTTAAAGTGACATATTCACTCCTTACTTCTTCTCTCAAATTAGCAAGTTGTTCCTTTAAATCTTCTATCTGTTGGCTATCACCACCGTACTGTCTTAATTCAGAGATAGCTGTTCTTAACCAAGAGATCTTACCCATATTATCAGGTCGATCTGTTGCAACTTTAATAGTAATATTTGCAGATGCCAGTTTACATCTCTTGGCACGTTCAGACTCACCATTTTTTTCATAAATAACTGCACTTGTCATATAAAGTGATTTTACAGCATCATAATATTTTTTATCTTTATGCTGCTCAGCCATCTTCTCAGCATTTTCCGCATACTGCAGATTATCCCCATCAAAATCACGCACCATAAACCAAGTCAAATTATTGAAACCTTCAAAGATTAATCTTTCATTTTGAATACTATAAAGAGAATGAATGGCATTTTTAATCGCCATGTTTCCTTCTGATTTTCTAGGGTAGACCATTTTATTAATGTGCAAAGCCCTAGCAATATAATCACGAGCAAAAATAAAGCAATTTAAATCACTTTCATCCATGCTTTCGTTTTTTATTATTAGTCTTTCAATTGCTATATTTAGCATTTCAGCATAGGAATCAATTGCTTTAATTGCCACGTCTTTATTTTTCCGATTATTACACCAAACAACATCATATATTCTTGATAACAAAAATGGATTGGTTATTTTTTGAGAAACATATAAAAGACAATCATTCACCTGCTCATCAAAATCTTCAGGCAATATTGATCTTTTATTACCCCAAATCATTTGGGGTTCAAATGATGGAGTGTTGTTAACAACTTGCAAATTGAAACTATATAGCATACCAAAAAGAGATGCTAATTTTTTCTCTTTGGGGTTTTCTGATGATTCAGCAATCCCATCCAGATATTTTTTTATTTTATGTGCATGAAATGTAACTGGTATATGCATAAAAACACTATAATCTAGTGTTTCAAGCTCTTCCCTTGTAAGAACAAAGATATCATTCATCGTTTTCACCTTTTTCAGTATAAATTTGCACACATTATTAGCAACATAATTATCAATAGTTACCACATGTAGATAAACAGCAATTTTACTATTATGCAACAAATTAAATCAGATGTTTATTGCTCTGAATAACAATAAAACCAACTCCACTCATCAGCGACCGGATACGTAAATTTTTTCCCGTTGTAGGTAATGACTCCAACTTATTGATAGTGTTTTATGTTCAGATAATGCCCGATGAC